TCCATACGAGAAGGTCTACATGGTCCGATCACTGGTGCCTACGAGAGAGATTGGTTTCTTGCCAGGTGATCACGAGGACAAAGCAAACCTATACCAGATACCATACAAGAATATGGTGAAGTATATGTTTGAGATGCCAGATGACAATGCGTTTGAAGCACTGTATGCTAACCTCAGAGCACAAGAGTCTGTCTCGTTCTGGTCTACCTCATTCATTCGTGGCGTGACACTTGACAGGTGCATTATAATAGTGGATGAGTTTAGTAATCTCAACTTCCATGAGCTTGATTCCATTATCACTCGTGTTGGTGAGGATGCTAAGATCATCTTCTCTGGTGACTACTCCCAGTCTGATCTACTGAAATCTAATGAGCGCAATGGCGTGCTTGACTTCATGAAGATCCTACAATCTATGCCATCCTTCGACTGTGTTGAGTTTGGTATCGAGGACATCGTAAGGTCTGGGTTAGTGAAAGAGTATCTTGTATCTAAAATTAACATGGGAATGTGAATGTCTTTTAATTATGTTGGTCCTGCTTCTCCTCTCACTGAGTTAGAGAGCAGGACTCTTCCTCACGGAAGGTTCTATAAGACCGATAGTGGTTGGATGCCTAGCGTCACAACTGTTGTCGGTCATAATACTAAGGCGGGTATCCTTGCCTGGGAGAAGAGAGTAGGATACACTGAGGCAGAGCGTGTCCGCCGTGCTGCATCGTGGCGTGGCACCCAATACCATACCATCGTGGAGCACTATCTAAACAATGACTTGGAGAAAATTAAAGAAAGCAAAGGTCTTCCCAAGTACCTTTTCGGGTTTGCTCGTAAGGATCTTGATCGTATTTCTAACATTCATTGTATTGAAGCCCCTCTTCATTCTCTTAAGTTGGGTCTTGCTGGTAGGGTTGATTGTATTGCTGAGTTTGATAACTCTCTAGCAATCATTGACTTCAAGACCACAACTAGGATCAAGAAGGAGGAGTATCTTAAGTCATACTTTGTACAGGAAGCAGCATATGCTTACATGTATTACGAGATGACTGGTGTTGAGGTAGACAAACTTGTTACATTATCTGTGGCAGAGGATGGGCAGATGCAAATTGTAGAGAAGTATGATAAGATACCTTATATGGATACCCTAATCAAATGGATCGAAGAGTATCGTTACTATGTCGAGGGACTTAAATGAAAGAGATTGAAGAAAAATTCATGACTCAGGGTAAGTTTACCTCACTCGTAGAAATGCGAGTCAAAGACTCCCAAGGACTCATCAACTACATAGAAGCAGTTGCGTCTGTTTGTGAGGAGTTTGAGATTGAAGTTGAAACTGTCAGTAAACTGATCTCTAAACCACTCAAGGACAAAATCAAATGGGACGCCCAGCAATTAAATTACATTAAACGAACGAGCAAAGCGATCTTGCCCCTATGACTGACAACGAATTTTTCAAGAGCGACGTAGTAAAAGATGAGGTAGAGCAGATTCAGGAGTGCTATACAGAACTCTTGAAGATGTCTGCTGGTCTTAAAGAGTTTGATCCAGAGCAGCGTCTGGAGCATGTAGAGAAAACCCTAGAGTTGATCGCCAAGCAAAAAGTATTTTACTCACGCTTGGCACTAGCATCTCATGGGATGGATCCTACTGATGAGAATGACAATGAAGCGAAGTATGTCAAGGATCGTATTGATCTCTTGTCACAGGAGTATTCTGGTGGATTGAATCTCATGATGATCCTACAGACAATGGAAGACAAACTACAGGCGTGGCGTAAGGAGTTACGTGATGCCAAATCCTAACCAACTGTACGAGGACATGCAGAAACTCGATGACCTATACGAGGAGCTGCTGTGGGGTCCTGATGACGAGTTACAATTCACCCATGACGGTGAGAAGGTCCTGATCATAAACCGCACACAGGCGCTTGACAAACGCTAAATACTATGCCACTATAATACGGTGGCAAATACAAAACACACAACCACAACGGAGAAACACATGTCTTTTGCAAGTCTCAAGAAAAAGTCAGGCACGTTTGATAAGCTGACTCAACAGATTGAGAAGATGTCCAAACCCCAAGGCGCTGGTCCTGATGAGCGACTTTGGAAACCTGGGGTGGACAAGAGCGGTAACGGTTATGCCGTGATCCGTTTCCTCCCTGAGCCTGATGGTGAAGACCTTCCTTGGGCACAGGTGTGGAGCCACGCTTTCCAAGGTCCTGGCGGATGGTATATTGAAAACTCCCTCACCACATTGGGTCAGAAAGATCCTGTTGGTGAATTGAATCGCACACTATGGAATAGTGGTCTCGATGCTGACAAAGAGGTTGCTCGTAAGCAGAAGCGTAAGCTTTCCTACTACAGTAACATCTATGTCGTGAAGGATCAACTGAATCCTCAGAATGAGGGTAAAGTATTCCTGTATAAGTATGGTAAGAAGATCCACGACAAGGTGGTGTCCTCTATGCAACCACAGTTCGAGGATGAGACTCCTGTCAATCCTTTTGACATGTGGCAAGGCGCTGATTTCCGTATCAAGATCCAAACCATTGGTGGATACTGGAATTATGATAAGTCTGACTTCGCTGCACCTGCTACGCTGGGTGGATTTAGTGATGAGCAACTTGAAGATATCTGGAAGTCTCAGCATTCCCTCAAGGAATTCACTGATCCTACAGCATTCAAGCCTTATGAGAAGTTGGAAGAGCGTTTGAATATGGTCCTCAACAGGGGTCGTACTCAGGTCCGCACTCGTGACGAGTCCTTTGAGGATGAGTCTGAGGGTCGTGGCAACTTCAACTCTCCTGACATCATGTCAGTTGCACCACTGTCACAACCTGACACCACACCCAGTGGATTCGGTGCTAAGATTGAAGAGTTAAACAAAGCAGACGATGGTCCTGACCTGGACTACTTCGCTGCACTCGCCAACGACTGATGAAACTACTTGCCCTTCCCCTTCTGCTGCTACTGTCTGCGGCACCCGCCAACGCAATAACCTGGAAGGAATTCTGGGAGCCGTTTGATGGGGATCGGCATTACCATTACCATGATTCACACATCCACAGGGACTATTACAGACCCCGTAGACGCATGTGTGAGGTGCAAGTAACCCGACGTGTTTGGATCCCTGGCTATTGGTTAGGGCATCACCAATACATCGAGGGTTACTACGAGAAGCAGACACGTCTGAAGTACAGACCGTGCCGTTGACCTCATATATTATTTGACTTTTGAGTTACAGGATCGGCGGAAAAAAATTCGGGGTAATTTTTAGTCTCCAGGGTTTTTCCTAAATATCAAGTGATAAAGGATGTAATTAATGTTATCAACTGCTTATCGCCTACGAATGGAATTCATTTGTAAGCGCATTGCTAACGGCGAAGAAGTCAAACTAGACGACATGATCTGGGCAAACAAACTTGCAAAGGCAAATACCTCTGCTAATGAAATGTTGAAAATCGCACGTCGCCAGATTACATACAATATTGAAGAAGGCAGCACAGACGATTTTCTGAATAGGATGGGATTAGGTGATCCCGACCCATCCAATCACAAAAAGGGATTTACTGACGCCGACGACATTAAGAGTTGGTTTCATCAAGAAAAACCTGATGATTGGAGACAACGTGACTGATTATGTCTGTGTCCAAACATGGGATCCTATTTTTGAGTGTATGCGCTATCATTGGGTACACAAGTCAGAAGAGGATCCAGTGCAATTCGTGAAAAACCTCAATCCAGAGCAAAACGTGCTATGAGTAGCAAGATGATGTTCTTGGTTGACACTGGCAATGGCAGGTGTGTCAGTCATGATGGATATATTCAACTTGGTAGTTTCTCTCATAGTGTAGAGAAGCACCTTGAACTGTGTCCTGAGCAAGAGTGGCAAGTGACCTATTGGATGCCTGATCCATTTCGTATCAGATATCCAAGACCAAACTATCAACATACCATGAAGGCGAATGAAGGATCCCCTAGGACCGATAACGCTACTGATAGCAGACCAAGAGACTTCCCTGATCAACCAACTGAAAGACTGGAAAGGACATTATGAATGATGCGAATATCACACCAGAAACTTATCAAAAGATGGAAGATGAGTTTCGCGAAGAGGGACTTGCTTTTACCATTACTATTCCTACACAGGAAGCAATTGATGAGTGGTATAACGCTCCTGCACTGCCTTACAACACACCAGAACCTGTCGATATGGTTGCTGAGATGTGGAAGAAGCATAGAGAGCAACCTGAATCTGGTCCTGAAGCAGATAAAATTGCAGGACTTGCTCTTATCAGAAGAGCAGGTGGTTTATTGAATGCTCAAGTTGAATACCTAGACAACAAAATTGTG